TGGACTTAATGTTGATATGTCAAATTCTACTGCCATTTACTAATATCCAAATGTTTCATTTTGCACCTGATAGACCTGAGCCTTGATGCCATTAAGCGTTTGATGAATCGAAGCATACCCTGTCATCCTTGTCATTAACATATACCTCAGAGCATCGTATGCGTGATCTTCTGCTTTAGTGTCTACGTCTTCGCTATTAGTTTTGGAAAGAGGAATCGCTGCCAATTGCTTGACAGTGTTGCTACAATTAGAAAACACTCGTAGTCTCGGTTCTTCTGTTCTTGGGTCATCTGCAAGCCTACGATGTATTTCCATCTTACCTTGTATTCTGTTACGATCAGACGGTGTCCAACGAACACCACATCTCATCATTGTTTCTGCTATGGAAGGACCGAACCCTGTCTTGTTCCAACAAGAAGCATCGAGTACGGTATAGTGAGGTAGAGGGTCTAACTGCTCTGCTTCTAGTATTCTATCAGCTAATTGTTCTGCTGTCAACTGTTTTACGTACAATTCACGATAAATCCATATATTGTTATCCCAATCAATAGCACCCCACAGCACACAAGAAGGACTCGCATACCCGTAGTCAGCGGCTCGTATTCGGGGCCAGTTGGTAGGTAACTCAAAACTTTCCACCACATGTTTAGCTCTCACAAATTCTGGGAAGGCACAGCCATCGGCTACATCCCAATCCCCTTCGAGTAATCTCTTCCGTTCTATTTCAGGCAGTGAACGAAGCATAGCTTCATATTGTCCATCTGCCATAAGGAACGGGTTGTCTGTTAGTCTCGCAGGAATGAACCTACGATAGAACAAAGGTTGACCTTCCTTTTCATGTCCTTGCGGCCAATAGAAAGGTCTGCCTGTTTCGACATCTGATGCAGGGAATGGTTTGTTGTGTTCCCCTATGTCGATGTACATCTTCTTAATCCACCACCCACCGATGCCACCCGGATTGGCAGTACACCTCATATACAAACTCTTTTGTAGTTCTGGGTCGGTGCTTCTCAATCTTGATCGCAGGTAATCCCACACGTAAGGTGTTGGGTATTGGGTTATCTCGTCTATCCCTATCCAGTTGAAAGCTTGTCCTTGAAATCGGGTTACATCTTTGTCTTTGTCTAGATAGGTAAACCAAATGGTTGCTCCTGACGGGAAGTGCCACGTTGACTTTGACTCACGGAACTTCGCACCGGGAAACGCCTTTGGGTAGAGTTGTCGTGACTTGTCTATTAACTCAGTAAGCTCATCGAGAGTACGCCTAAGAAGAAGACCCCTATGATTAGGATTAGTGCAATAACGAAGGGGGTCTGCCAACAAGGCGAAAGATTTCCCCCCACCAGCAGCACCTCCATAGAGGACATCTCTTTCACTAGATGAGAGAAACTCTTCTTGAGGTCCTTCATTCGGCTGAAACACAATTTCCCGATTGCCGACAATTTCTTGCACAGGTGGAGGAAGGCTTGCCAACTCCCCTGTATCGATAACGGTAGTTGCATCTCCCTTAAGAGCTTTCTCAACCTTACCAACTTTCTCTTCAAGCTTTCTGGCATATCTTCTTTTACTTTCTGCTACTTTGGTTACTTTCTCTGCACGCTTCTTAGCGTCACGCAATCTCTTCTGGGTCTGTCGCCTTGCTTTCTCAGCAGATGACAGGAAATATCTTTGCTTAGGTGCTTCGGGGTCTTTCTTAGGGCGACCTCTCTGGGGTTTATCCGTCAATTACAACGTCTTTCTTAGGCGGCAACAGAACTATACCATGCACTGCCTGTACATTTACGTTGGTTGTTTCCTGTTTTCCCAAGCCAACCCTGTTTAGAAGCGATTCTGCAGCCCTGAAGCGTAGGTCGTCTCCTCTTTCGGGTACTGGGTTATCTATTGTGCTTACTATGCGTGTAGCAGCCTTAAAAGCGTGCATAGACAGTATGTTCTTTGTGCGATTGATTATCTCATCAGCTAAACTGGTCTTTAACCACGTGACACTACCCTTAGCATAACCTGCAGATAGTGCAGCATCGGTAACATTGCCACCGTTATCGAACAGATTACTTAAGAATTGTTCTTGTTGGGGTGATATCTCACGTGTATTGTTTGTTTGTGGTAGTAGATTCATCGCATCTATAGCCTTTAGGGTAGGAATAGGGTCTATATTCAGGTAACTCCCTTAATATCTCCACTATTCGTGCTTGGCATCTGTGTTCGGTGTCATAAGGACCTCGTGTATCGTACACTTCTTCACAATTTCC